CTTAAGAACTACAGAAATAAAAGGGCGAACAGTGAAAAACAGGCCATGATGAATCTTGATCGGTATATCAATACTATGGGGCCTGGTTCCATTAAAAGGCTCAGTCGCAACTAAGGAAATAAAGTGTATCTATTGTATGATTATTTACACTGATGGTAGCTGCCTGGGTAACCCAGGGCCTGGGGGGTGGGCGTGGTATGATCCCGTGAGCGGGCGTTCTTCTGGGGGGTCGGAGCCGAATACGACCAATAACAGAATGGAACTCACTGCTATCATCAAGGCCATGCAGATCCCTAATGTGGATACCATCATTACGGACAGTAACTACTGTAAGAAGGGCATTGAAGACTGGTCGGAGGGTTGGAAAAAACGCAACTGGACTTTAGCATCTGGTCAGCCTGTTAAAAATGCAGACCTATGGAAAATTGTAATTTCTCTTAAGAGAAATATTATAATCCAGTGGGTAAAGGCTCATGCCCAAAATCCACATAATAGATTTGTGGATCTATTAGCACGAAATGAGGCATTAAGCTTAAAGAATAACAAACAATTGTAATTAGGATGCTGGACGTTAAACTGAATATCGAAAATATACAGAAGCGCCTTGTGGAACTGGACCAGGAGCGCACCAGGCTCCAGGGGATGATGGAGGTATTTCAAACCATAGACAAGTTGGGTGTAGAGGTAATCAATAAACAAACCAGCGAGAGTGATGAGTTAAACATTATAAACACTGATGAAGTTATAGATGGTGAGGTCTCGGGTTCTAATTGATAAATCAAAAACAATAATTAATCAAATACAGTGGCTTAAATGCTACGAAAATAAATTATTATATGGATGTTCATATAATGATTTAATTGAAGCAATTCTAACTGAATTGCATGTGCTTTGTATGGAAGGGTTGGAAGACCCCTGGTGGGTTGGGTTGATGGACTAATTGGCGAAGAGGAGACCACCCATACCGTTCTCAATTTTAAGGACATTGTAGTTGACGGCGTAGAATTTCTCATTGAAGGTCTCGGTACTGGGGCACTGGAGTCTGGCTGAGTCGAGACGAGAGAAATTAAGAGTTCCCGAGGGCTGCGACTCTGACAGGTTGAGACCGAAGGGAATAACGAATATTTCACTATCCACAGCGACGGCTGCTGCCCAGTTGCGCTGCCTGGAGAAGGAGTGGTAGTACTGCGACACCTCATTATAGTGTGGCTTAACTTCCATGTTGTCGCCTACCTCAGTACCGTTAATGGAAAACTGGACAACCAGATCCTGCCCATCTGCACCCAGACCGTCCGTGGTGGGTAGCTTATCAGCACATGCGATATAGGAGATGGGGTGGTTGAAGTTGAAGTCCTGCATGTGTGCGTTGGATGCGGGGTTGGTCTGGACCTGCTTGATGACCATGTTCTGGGGGGTATCGGCGAAGAACTTCCTCTCGGCGTCATCCAGGTACATGAAGTTGCTCCAGCACTCGTAGGTGCCTGTCACCGTGCTGGCGTCCCAGTAGATGCGGATTTCCACGTCATGGTACTGGAGAGCTACCAGGGGCAGGGCGGTGGTCCAGTCATCACAGAAGAAGAAATGAAGGGGGTAAAAGTTCTCCGTTGTTGCGGTTCCAGCAGGGTAAGACTGTGCCATTGCAGACTTGTTGGGTGTGTTGGCCTGGACATTGGGCCACACGGTCTGGGAGAAATTGGGATCCTGGGAGTCGATGAGCTGACCACCAATGTACAGCTCCACATAGTCAATGAACTGCGCGGGGTTGACTACAGTAGCACCTGTCTGCTTGTTAACAAGATAGGTGTAACTCAGAAGATCTCCCTTCCTCTCGAAGCGCACCGTCGACATGTTACCCGGCGCGGGTGTGCCCTGGATGATCTGTCTCTGGCGGGTGGTTGAGAAGTTGGTGTGTCTCTTGAAATTGCTTCTGAAAAATGAAATTTGGGGATTTCCTACAAGGTGTGCATCCTGGGCACCGATGGCTACTAATTGTGCTATTCCTCCAGACATGTGGTTTAATAATAATAAACATTTTCTTTATAAACTCTACACACGTTCTACTGAAATAAATTTCCAATATGTTCCAGTGTTCCACGTTCCACAGTATTTGATTTCCACTATGACTTCGTCGTCCACCTCAAATTCCTGTACAGGAACAATCCCCTTTACCACACAATCTACCCGTTTGTATCTCCAGGGTACCTTGACACTTAAATTATTTCCTACAAGGGGATTAAAAACCCTTGTGGGGAGGGAGGCACCCCCTTTGGTATTAATTTTTTGGATTAATTCCTCCTCCCTGGGTGGAAGTATGATATCAATGTATTTGGTTTCGTTGATATCATATAATGTTCTCGCAATTACTCCTGTAAATATCATAGTTATGTAACGTAGTTAATCTTTAATCGTTTGCACATGGTGGGAGCAATTTCAGTTGCTATATTGTTCATTATCCTAATATACTCATAGGTATCCATATTTACCCTTTTATAAAGTGATTTGATCTCCCTGAGGGACAGCCTCAGGGTAAATTCTATGTAGGTGGCTTGGGGGATTACCATCCTGGCAGTTCTACCCTTGACTTTTTTGGATTTCATCAACCTGTAGGTTTCCATGGCATCCATAATGGACAGTTGTGCCTTTTTGTTACGCGGGTGAACATAGTCGTCGGTTGGTTCGTAGTGTCGTAGGGTTGTGAGCTGGGTGGCGATAAACATGGGCATTTTGATACCAAATTCAAACACCTTTTCGTAGATTCCCTCATGATCCACACTGCGACGCTGGGATGAAATATACCCATATTCATCAATAAATATTTTATGTTCTTGTAACATTATATTGTATATATAATTCATTCTTTAAATTATAAAAATTGATTAATGGTATATCATGGGTGCCCAATTGTCATCTCCCCCCAGACGTGCTAAAAAGTATGGTAATAATACTCCCTATTACCCCAGTAACAGCAGCACTCCCATGGGCGAGTCCAGGAATGACGGGTTTATGGGTTTCGGTAGGGGTACAAACCAGTTGCTTAACAATGCTAAGGCCATAGTATCCCAGCCCCTACGCCCATCCAGGAGCCCAGCTCTGCGACACCTTAAAGAACCAAATAGACCCAGAACGAAGAAGATTACGAAGAAGATTACGAAGAAGAAGAGTACAAAGCGTAAGTAGCTTGGTTAAAGAATACTACACAATTTATTTTAGAATGATTGATGCGTATTTGAAACCCGTTGAATGTTCATTTCCAAAAATTCGGATGGGGTCTTCTGCGGATGGGGGATATGTTATTGTGGACAATGGGTTGAAGGACTACAGTGGGTTGGTGGCGATGGGTATAAAGGACGATAATAACTTTGAATGCGAATTTCAACAGAAGTCCAATTGCTATGTTCAGCAATATGATTATTCCATAGATAAGCCCCCGTCAGAAATTCCCAATTCTGATTTTTTCCAGGTTAAAGTAGAGTCCCAGAGTGATATAGTAGAATCGGATAAACTTGGAGACAGAAAATTCCTTAAGATGGATATAGAGGGGTCCGAGTGGGCTCTTTTACCCACAATGGATTTACAGCAATATGAGCAGATCGTGGTGGAACTTCATTTCCCCTGTGGTTTTGAGTTCAATGGGTTGAAACATCTTGTAAAGCATCATAATATCGTACATGTTCACGGAAATGCATGCGTTCCAGGGTTATTGACGTTTATCAATTCACGTGCACAGTATGCGTCTTTCCCCCAGTTCCTGGAAGTAACCTTACTCCGTAATGATATCGGGGAGTTCTCCCCAAATAAAACGTGGTATCCCACCTCCCTTGACCAGTCGTGTGATGAGGGGTGTCCCGATATGAGTTTAAGAATGGATCCATTCTGCCCGTATTAAATGTGAGCTATAAATTCTTCTGGTGATTTATAGAATTTTTTAATATCCTTTAATATTCTCTTGGATTTGAGGAATTTCTCCTTCCCCAAATCCCTGAACAACCATACCAGATTACTTTTAGAGTATTTGGTATTCTTCTGGTTAGGTGTTGGTTTCCTGGCTGTTGTTTTCTTGGGCACCTGGGTTTTGGGTTCTATGACTCGTCTATCTATATAGCTTTTCCCCTGTAGGAATGTATCAGCCAGGTCGTCTTTCTTTTTGGAACCCTCAAACAGGGGGAGCCATTCCCTGTTGATTTCCTCTGTTTTTAGGTGCTCGTGGGTTCTTTCTATGGCTACCTTTTTCCTTTTGTTGTACATGGCCTTACCTGGTCCGCACACATCTGGCACCTTGTGTCTCGCGTCGTATATGATGGTTGGGATCTTGTTGATTACAAAATAGGCATGGAGGAAATTCTGAACGGCTCCCATTCCCTTATTTTTGTTGGGCTGTTTTTCAATAAGCACCAGCTGGGCTGTTTTTACCCACGGTTTATCGTCCAGGTGATCCCTAAGACACACGAATAACCCATCCTCGTGTTGGGGGGGCACCCCTGACACATCCCACTGCACGATGTGTTTGTCTTCTTGGTTCATGAGACACATAGCCAAATTTCTAATTCCAACGTCTATGCTTAGCAATAGTGACATAAAGGAATGTCTGTTTATCTCTTTAATGGCATGCTGTTGGTGGTGCACCCTTGATCTTCCCGATACGGATATTGTGGCAATCCCGTATTCATATGATCCCCGCCGCAGTTTGTTCAAAACCATGGGTCAGTTCTGTTGCTGGGAGTGTGCCAAGGCCTACAATTTACACGAGAATAAGTTAAATTTTGGTATAATCCAAAACAATATAACTTTAATGCGTTTAAAGTTATACGGTAAGGTTAGTCGGATTTTTCCTTCCCCGAGTCGTTACTGTTTAAAGAAGTTTGGTGGTTCCATGGATGAAGAAGAATATCGTTCGCATAGGTCAACTTTCCCTCCCGCCCTGACCATGCCCCACACGGAGCATTTTATAAACACTGTCCAGGAGCGGGATAACAGGACGCATGTTGAAAATACCAAGACACGTAAAAAGCGATTGGCGGATATTAATCAGTCTACTCACAAGACCGACTCTTTGAAATTACGTCGTCCTGTGCCAATGAAACATAAGTCTAACAATTTGGCAGAGGTGTTTGGGTTTTGATTTATTTGTTTATCATGAGATTTATTCTCCCCTTGTTGTACCCAGTAAGCCTCTGGATTTCCCCCAGGTCAGCTACGTTCTGGGATACTATGGCACCGTTGGCATCCTGTACGCTATATAAAAACATCTGGTCTGGCAAACTCTTTATAGTGATAATTCCTGTGGGTGGTGAGACGGCGTCCATTATTACTATAGTATTATTAAAAAGTGTATGGAACTATCTTATGTGGTTATGTATTAGCAGGTATAACACAATGGCTTCCCTCAGGAACTTTGTTCGTAACAAACTTCGCACTATTTTTAATCTTCCTGGTGAGGAAAAGTATGTTGTGAATATCGAGAAAAGTCTTTTCAATTACAGCCTGAAAAGATGTAAAGGGGGGATGAGTTGGAAAAACGCCCGACTTCGTTCGCTGTACAAACAAAGATGGATAAACCTATGGTATAATATTAACCACCCTGGTAATCCCACCATTCGTGCTGATATTCGCAATAATGTAATTAAAACCCCCGACCTTGCAGAGTTTGGTCCCGATAAACTGTGGCCAGGTGGGTTATATGCCCAGGGGCTCGCCGCGTTTAGGGAGAGTGAGCAGGAGAAGGAGGCGCGGATACGTCGTGCGAAGGAGGAGGAGGAGTCCGATGACCGCAACGGGGCTCATATGTGTGGCAAGTGCAAGTCCTGGAAGACTTCCTATTACCAACTACAAACACGCAGCGCCGACGAGCCCATGACTACATTTGTGACCTGCCACGCATGTGAGAAGCGGTGGAAATTTTAAATATCAGTTTATACCAGATGTCTACCATTATAATGTCAGGTGGAGGAGGAGGGATGGGAGGTGCTGGGGGATTAGTTCGTCAGATCGTCAATGTCGCCATTCTTTATGGTATGTGGCTCATAGCTAAGTATGCCTATGAACAGCATTATGTTAAGGACGAGCCCATAAGTATTACTGAAATGTTAGGAAAGTTTAACATTTCAATTTGATTTAAAATAGCCACGTGGAGCCGTCTGGTGCGGTAGTTTTAGCGAAAACATGGAATCCGTGCAGTCAGTTTCCTGGTCACCCACCGATAAAACAAACCTAATATCTAAATTCCTTTTCAGTGCCCCCTTTTCTCCAGCGGGTGAGAAATAC